CGGCAAGAACTTCCTTGTCGTGTTCGATGTGTTCTTCTATGCTTTTCATTTTTTTACCTCCATGTACAGTATGTACACTTTTATTTATGTTGCTATTTTTGGTTCTGAAAATCCATAAGAGTCTCTTATCAACTTAAGATAAGTGACATTTAGATTTGGTTCAACATGATGGTGCAATGCTCTTATCAAGTATTTACCACTCAGATTTCCATCTTGTTCCTTTGATTTACCTGAATTCTGTCGAGGGAACTTACATCTTATTATATCACCAACTTTCATATTTACATTCATTGGTATCGAAATGTTTAAAGATTGTGTGAATAGTAAATTATATCTTGCTAACGATTTTGCAACGTCAGTTCTCTCTGCATTTTCCCCTCCAGACTGTTCCAATCCATCTTCACCAACTCCTAGACTACCATGATCAGATATTCTAAACATATATCGAGATGTTTCTTTTCCATTCTTACTAACATTTGGAAGTTTTATATCAATAGGTTCTCCAGCTAGCTTTCTATCCTGAATTTCATCAGCAAGATTGTAATGATAATAAGTCATTTCATGTGTTAATACGTTATAATATTGAGTCTGATTCGCATACATTCCAGTTATCAATGCTTTACGAATGTCTGTATTTCTTTCAGTAATATAGTTGATTATTTGATAGTTGGCATTGAACTTATTACTATCAATTGCACCCATACCACGCCACTCATATGGTTGCTCTTTTGTTCCGTGTATTTCACTATTATCATCTTTGTCATCACTACTATCCTCACTCTGTTTTGTTTCTGATATTAATCCATCAATACTTCTAAAATTAAAACCCTCTTTATTTTGAAAAAATAAAAAACCAGAAGTTCCTTTTGCTATAGCATCAGTATCTCCATCCTGGCCATTTTCTCCACTTGAGGGAGTTATTTTTGATATTGATTTCGGACATAACCACTGTATTGTATAGAAAGGTTTTCTCATGTTACCCATAAATGAATATGTATTTTTTGTTTTTTCGATATTTTTATCTAATACTTTATCTGGGTCTACATTCATCACATGAGGCCCAAGTATTTGTCTTACAAGTTGATCAATTGTTTTAGGTTGAAATTTAAAGTTACATCTTGAAGTTTCATTTATGAGGTACTCGGCAGATACAAGATGTATAGTAAACTTAGATGCTTGTCTCTGACTATCAATCGCACTAACTTTGTAAACATATAATTCGTCATGACCTGGTTCTATATCACCATTCCCATCAACTTTTCCAAATTTAAATTTACCAGATCCAGTTTCAGCATCAATTACCACCATTTCTCCACCAGTAATCAACAATTCACTTACTATGTTAATAGTTGATGTTACCTCTAGTTTCATTGAAATAGAAGGGACTAATATATCCTCAAAATATTCTATTGATGTTGTTGCTCTTGATAAGTCTACTCTCTGGCCAGTCCTTGGAGACTGTAACTCAAAAAGATTATATGTAAGACCTTGAAGTGCTTGTGCCATTATGAACCTGCCATTTTAATAAAAAATAAATCCTCAGATGTATTAAATTCATAATCAATGAAGACATTAGTGCTTGGTGCTTGCAAGTCGGTTGGTGTATCTGGAGGTGGAGTTATATTTGCATCAAATGGAATCATTGATTCTCTCTCCTCTGGGGGCATGAATATATTTACTGCCATATCTTCATCAAACATAAGTTGTTCTGAAAAAGCACTGACACCTGGTTTTCCTTCAAGAGTTCCATCGGCAAGAGGTGTTGGTTCCATAAGTGATTTAATTATCATAAATTTAGGATTTGCTAATAGTCCACCCATAAAAGTTGTGAACTTTGCAGCTGGACTATTTAAAATACGATTTGAGAATCTATTGAACTTATCGAACTGAGTAAGTTTTTTAGGTGGTTTTAATTCTAATTTATCAGTAGTTTTTCCTGTTCTCTGTCCTAAATCATCATCCATAAATGGTTCTGTTGGATTAAATCTAGTATATGGATTTACTCTTGATGCACCTGGTTGATTAAGAATTTTATTTAACTTCTTTGTGTTACTATCCATATTCTTTGCTTCTGTACTTAAATCATCGTAGTTTGTTTTAAAAGTACCATCAACATCCATAAATAACCGTTGATTTTTCTTATTGAAATTTCTTAAAATAGATTTCTCACCACTTATATCATCAGAACTAGGGGTGGTTATTTTTTTTACATCTGATTTAAATATATCCTTAGTTAATTTTTTTTCACCTTTGATATCTTTCTCTGATGGAAAACCAATCTTAGCATCCTCATCAATATTGAAACCCCCAGAGATTGTTATTTTCTTTCCTTTTATATTTGAGTCAGGAGGGTCAAATATATTACCAGCAGTAATTTTTGTTTTGTCTTTAGGTATATAAGGATCAACATTGGAAGTTACTTTTCCTGCATTGGCATACTGTTTGATTATTTTTCTTTGTTCTCTTCTCTTCAAATAATCTTTAACTTTTTTTTCTTGTCCAATTTTTTTCTTTAATTTTTTTACAATCTTTCTTCTAGTTTTTTCTTCTTCTTTTTTACCACTTCTTTCGCTTCTTGTTTTATCTAATACATCATCACCTTGATCAAGTCTTCTTCTATCTTTACCACCAGAAGCTGCCTTTCTAGAATCTGCTTTTGCTTTTTCAATTACACCTGAAATTGATTTGAGTTTTCCAGTGTTATCATCATCTGAATCACCTTTACCTCTACCAAAAGATGCTAAAAGTGCTAGTCCAAGAAGGCCACCACCTATCATAAGACCTTTACGTTTTTTATCCTCTGGATCTGGTATCTTTATATCTTCAATTTCTTTTGTATTATCTTTTATAAATTTTAAAAAAGTTCTATAGTCACTTTTTCTTTCAAATTTCAATCTTGAAATTTTATTTTTTTGAGAAAAAGGATTTAACTTCTCAACAACTTTTTTAACTGGTGAATTTGAAAATAACATTCAATTACCCCATATAAACATTGAGAATATTCTTCGCTGAACCTCTTTCCATTGACATATCACTATCCAATGGGCTGTAAAACGCAACATCTATAATACCAGAATCTGGTGGTGCAGAAGATACATTATTATTATTTACTCCACTCCCTCTCTTATTATCCGATCCTCCACCTCCTATAATATTCAAATCTCCTTTTTTATTTTTCGATGATGGTTTAAATTTTAAAACATCTCCAAAACGATTTTTAAATTCTTGTATGTTTCCACTTTGAGTAGCATTAATATCAAACTGCTCTGGTAGAACTTTAAATTCTTTTGTTCCAATATCTGATTTTTTTGCTTTTATATAATTCAATACGTCCTCATAAAATCTTGTTTTTCCTTCATCTGGAAAACGTCCAGCAAGTCTTGATGATCTTAAAACTTCAAATTCAAGTGCGTCTAAATTCTTAGGAGAATTTTCAACAAAATTTGTCACTGTGATTAATCTCTTATCAGCAGTCATATTGTTGTATCCAGTTGGAACTGGAGTTCCACCCAAGAATTTATTTGCAAAAAACTTAGCAGTAAAGGATGGAACGAATCCAAAAGCACTAAAATCTCGTTCAATATTTTCAAACTTATCACCAGTTTTTAAATAAGTTTGTGCTTGCTCTAATCTTTTAATTGCAGAATTTATTTCTGCTTTGCCCATAATATCGAAGAAACTTAATTCTGATCTTTGTAATTTTAAGTCATTAATTCTTCCTTGTATTTCATTAATTTTATCTGTAACAGCTTTTTGAACAGCATCATCTCTTGAAAGTTTATTATCATCAGACTCTAAGATAGAAACAATACTATCATTAATACTTTCATCAGTTTCATCTATTAACTCTGGAAGACCACCTGGCATAAGTATATCAGACCCTATTCCTTTTATAATTTTTTCTATGATTGGTGTGAGTTGATCAATATTTTCATCCAAAAATTTAAAAAATTTTCCTACATTATTAGCAAGTAGAAATGTAATACCTCCAGTAGCTAATCCTATGAGTGAACCCAGTATTACTTTACCAAGCAATCCACCCAATAATCCTTTTCCAAGAAATCCAGCTGCTCCACCTAAAAGTCCTCCTATACCACCACCTTTAGACATTTCTGCAACTTTCTTTTTCAATGTTTTTGCCATTGAAAAAGTGCTCATTAATGAATCTCTAATTGACTTTAAATTCTTCTTAAGAATTTTTGTTGTTTTCTTTGAACCAAAAAATTCAACATAGTTCATCGCAAATTTTTGGTCTCTATCTAATCCTTTGGATATAGTTTGCGTTGACTCTTGTACCTTATTGACACTATTTCTTGCAGCAGTAATCAGTCCCCTACTTATAGGATTTGACGCAATCCCACTCACAGGTCTACTAATTTTTCTAGGTTGGATTAAAGGTTTAATCATTTACATGTTTGCTTGCTGTGCCTTTAAATTTTCTTCTTCAATGTATTGATTCAATAATCCGAGATAGATATCCCTTTCCCAAGGCATCATATTTTCAATTTCAGTCAAAGAGTATTTATGGTGTTGCATCAAGGCAAAGTTTAGTTTAAAGTATGACTCAAGATCCATGTGAGCCATAACTATTCGAAAAAACTTGTTATACCCTCCAGTTTCACATCACTTTCAACTTTTGTATTTGGATTAGTTACTTTAATTGTATGAGATAATTTTGGCATGGTCTCAAAAAAATCTTCAATTTGTTTAAATTGTCTAGAATCTAAAGTTCCTAACCAATCATTTAATTCTTTTGTAGTGGAGTCACTTGCTGACCAAGATTCTTCTGCACTAAAGACTACATCAATACAAGATGCGATTACCTTAAATGAATCTTCAACCGTAACTTTTTGATCACTAGCTATTGCAAAATTAGTTTCAATAAACTGATTTAATGATGGGTATTTCATTCTTAATGTATACACACCATCTAAGTTTATATCACGATTATGGTTTTCACTCTGTTCTACTTTAATTTCATCAATATAAATTTTGACTGGAACTGTTGTAGTCCCGTCATCAGGACAAGTAACAATCAAATCTACAGATTCACCCACAGATTTTCCTCTAATGTTTAGAAAAATATATTCAATATCAAATGTAGGAAGTTCATCTATCTTAATTCCTCTTGTGCTTATACAAGATTTTAAAGTAGTTTTGACTGCCTCTGTAATTTGTTTTTGATCTTCACTCTCTAATGCAAGAATTAAGATTTTTTCTTCTTTAACAAGAAAGGGTCTATATTTTATTTTTTTCCCCGTCGATGGCAAAACCAATTCATAAGTCGGGGTGGCTATTTGTGGTAAAGGCATAATATTATATTCAGTATTGTATATAGCAAGGTTTTAGGAACCATAACCTCCGTAGTAACCCCCTCCACCTCCACCTTGGTTCTGTTGCTGTTGATTATTGTTATCTTGTTGTTGTTGCTGCTGTTGATTATTGTTATCTTGTTGTTGCTGCTGTTGATTATCTTCTTGTTGCTGTTGTTGCTGTTGATTATCTTCTTGTTGCTGTTCTTGTTGCTGTTCCTGTTGTTCCTCGGCAGGATTTATTTCTGTAACAACATCACCTACGATAACACTTTCAGGTAAACTCTCACCAATAGTATCGTATATTATAGCATGCGGATAGGGAGAGTGTTCTGCACCTACCATTTTTACACCCATGTGTTCATGGAAAGGCCCATAATATGGTTTGCCACTGACATATCCAACTGGTGTGTCTGAAGTGGGACTGCTCGAGCTAGGCGTTATTTCATTTGCAATTATTCTTGGTCTAAGAGGATTTATTTGAGTTGACTGATTAGTATTTGAAAGTTTTTCTCTAATTGATTGTTGTGCATTACCGTGTTTCTCAATCGTATGTCTTAAGTAACTAAACACAACTGTTACCTGTAAAATACTACTACCATCATAAGACATTGGAACAGCATTAAGATCAACAGGAAAAGTATCAATAAAACGATAAGTTAACAATGGCATGTTCTTAAACGTATTATTTTTTTCATTTGGATTTTTTAGAAAGTCTCTTTCAAATTTTGTAATTGATATCATTCTTCGATAATCATCTGGATATCTAAATCTTGAATAAGTATTTCTTTCTTGATATGCATTCAATTGACTTGTTCCAGATCCATCATACCTACCATTTGTTTCGTTATACACTGGGTTGATATAATTCATCCACTCTTCAAACATGCGTAATACATTATAATCATCATCAATATAAAAAGTTAAATCAAATTGATTATATATTCTCCTCGATGCAAACCTTTCAATCATTCCTTGACGGCTTCCCATCTCTTCTGAAACATCAAAAGACGCACCAGGTAAAGATGCCTGAGAACATAGGAAATCATATTTTTCACTTGTCGAAGTTACATCATTAAACAATCCACAATTAGTTAAGTATTCAAATAATCCTAAATTATCTCCTACACTACTTCTACGCACAAGATCCAACGATACCTTAAATTGACTTGATATCGCAAGTTTTGAAAATATTGGACTCGCATTAGGTATACTTAAGTGTAAATCTTCTGATCTTATTGCCATCTAAATAGTTTTTAAATTGATCCTGATAATATATGTATGTCATATAAAGGAAAATATTACCCAAGATACCCGAAAAAGTATAAAGGAGATCCCCGAAATATTATTTATAGGTCTTTGTGGGAAAGAAAATTTATGAACTACTGTGATTTGAATGAAACAATTAGTGAGTGGCAGTCAGAGGAGTTCTGGATTCCTTATCGTTCTCCAATAGATAATCGTGTTCATCGTTACTTTCCAGACTTCTTTGTAAAGTATATTGATAAGAAAGGAAACAAAAGAACTATGGTTGTTGAAGTCAAGCCAAAGAAAGAAACAAAGATGCCAAACGTGAATCCCAAGAAAAGAACAAAGGCATGGGCTCAATCAGTGCAAACATACGCAGTCAATCAAGCAAAATGGAAAGCAGCACGAGAGTTCTGTGCTGATCGTAACTTTGAATTTAAAATTATGACTGAGGATAATCTAGGTATCAAATGACTATCGGGGAAGACATAAGAGAAAGAGCACGAGGTGTTGCTAATACAGGGCCAGATTGGTACGCAAATGAATTGTATGCTGAACTTTCCAATGTTGCAGAGACTCGTTTTCCTGAAATTGGAGAACTTTGTTTCTTCACATACACTGCTCAGTTTCCAGACAAGTATCCATACTATGATCGTAGGCCACTTGTATACGTGATGGATTTTCAAGAAGATAAACTACTCGGAGGTAACTTACATTACCTAAATCCAGACTACCGTGATGGGATTGCAAAAAGTCTCATAAATAAGGTAGGTGCCATATTACCAAAGAAGACATTACATCGATATTTTTTTAGTAACATCGGAAACATTTTTATTATTCCACCTGACCCCGAAGAGTATGCAAGTGTTGCACAATTAGTAACTGAGAATTTTTCTAATAAATATGGGCAGAAGGTTTCACCACAAAAAGCTTGGGATAGTATTTAAATGTCATTTTCAGAGTATAGAGGATCAGAAGAAGCAGCTGCACAATATATACAAAATAGACTTGGTGGTCTTGTAAATACGGATAATTTAACTTATGATGAAGTTAATCTTAATCGCTATTCAAAACTTCAGGACAATGATAACGCTGGCCCTCTTGATATGAAGGCCAAACTATTCACAAATTCTGATGGTAAAGCAAAACTTACCACGCAAGGAGTTGATAAGACTAACATGGATGATGCTGCCGATTGGTATGATTTTGATAAAAGAGAATTTACAGATGCAGGAAAAAATTTTTATACAAAACAAATGCAAAATGCTTCAGAAGAGGAGAAAAATGCTCACTTAACTCAAGTAGAAAACGAACTTAAAATGGCATTGATTGATGATCATAACAAAAGAAAGAAAACAGATCCAGATGCAGTACAAAATAACTTAATAGCAACTCCTGATATAGATAGGGGTGAAGATTCCCCTAAACCTCCAAAAGAAGCTAACATATATGATTTGCAATCACAGTTAAAGAAACTACAAAAAACTGATAGCATACTACAAAGATTAAGTTTAAGAAACCTTAAGTACCCAATAGATGCAGACTATGGAAATACTCAAGATTATGTACAAATAGATCAATTCACATATCAGGCAGTAAATCCATCAATAGTTTTCCCACAAAAAAAAGCAGGTGAAGGTGCTTTTGATGCAGGAAAAAGGGAAGCTTCAAACACTTTTTTTAACGGATTGGATAGAACATCTCCAAAGAATATTACCATAGGAAACGTAAGACTTCCAATGCCGAATCAATTGAATGACTCAAATAACGTTGCGTGGGGTGAGGATCAATTGAATGCACTTACTGCAGCTGCAGCAACTTTAGGTGCGGGTGGACTTCAGCAAGGAATTGATTTTTTTGATGATATTAGAACAGGTAAAGTTAAAGGATTTGATATTCTTGGAAAAATATTAAGTGGTCTTGGAGATACAGGTAAAGGTTTGGTTGGATTTTTAGAAAGAGCAAAAACCGAAAAAAATACAAATCTTATGGCAAGAAGTGTGGTTGGATCCTCACTTTTAAATTTAGCTGGATTTGGTTTATCTCCAGAAGCAATTCTTGCAAGAGGTGCAGGTGTAATACCAAATGCCAACTTAGAATTATTATTTAACGCACCAGCATTAAGAGCATTCAGATTTGATTGGAAGATGAGTCCTCGTAGTCAAGAAGAAGCAATTCGTATCAATAATATTATTCGGTTTTTCAAACAAGGTATGGCTGCAAAGAAAATGAGTTTAAGTGGAGTGCCAGATAGTTATTTCTTAGGTACTCCAAACATATTTGATATTTCATTTAAAACATCGAAATCAAATACAGAGATAACAAATACAAATCATTCCGTATTAAGAATCAAAACATGTGCATGTGTTGGTGCTGCAGTTAATTATACACCACAAGGAATGTGGAATGCATATGAGAAAGGTCAACCAACATCATGTATTTTATCATTACAATTTAAAGAACTCGAACCAATCTACAGCACAGATTATGAGGAAGATCCATTTGAATACGATAATATGATTGGTGCAGTTCCAGCAGACGCAGTAGGTTACTAATGGCATATTTCCAAGAACTACCCAACATAGCACACCCCTCTCTTCTACCTAATCAAAACAAGATAGAAGATAGAATTATTGTTAAAAATATTTTTAAAAGATCAAAGTTAAGAACTGATGTTGATCAGGCAATCACTGCTTTTAATTATTATTATGTTGAACAAGGTATGAGACCAGATATGGTTGCAAAAGATTTATATGGTGATTCGGAATTAGACTGGGTTATTTTAACAACAAACAATATTTTAAATGTTCGAGATCAATGGCCTCTTGAACAAAATGATTTATATGAATATATGCTTGAAAAATATGGATCAGATGCAAATATAGGTGGTATTCATCACCATGAAACCAAAAAAATAGTTGATGAATATAATCGTGTTGTGATACCTGCAGGTTTAGAAGTAGATTCTAATTTTAGTTTGGAATATCTAAATTACTCAGGACAAAAAATTATAGTTTCATCAAGTCAAGCAGTATCAGCAATTACAAATTATCAATACGAAGTCAAGCTTAATGATGAAAAAAGACAAATTAGAATATTAAAACCACAATTTGTAGGTTTATTTTTAACAGATCATAAAAACATCATGAGATATGATCGAACATCTGATTATATTTCAAATAGATTAAAATCAACATACAACCCAAGAATATCAGGGGTATAAAAAAACCCACCGTTTAGAGCTAACGGTGGGTAAGCAACTTTTTTACATCACAAAAGAAGGGCACTCTTTCTACGTAGAGATCTTTTGTACTCCCTTCGACTAATTAAGAATTAACTAATCGAGAAAAATAACTTAAAGATTCATCATCTTCATCAGATGTTGCTTCTTCTACTGCTGCAACTTCTTTTACTGGTTCGGATACTGCTGCTTGTTCTGCAAAGTAACCACGACCTTCATCTTCAGTTTCTAATTCTGAATCAGGAATTGGTGCTCTGACTGGCTTCTTGAGTCCAAGAACAGAATCTAAACGTTCCTTTAACTTCTC